CCATCGCACCATGATATGAGTGAAGTTATTGATGGGGTGTATGTATGAGTCCTGAGATGTGGGTCCAAATCGGTATACAGGCGTTTATCACGACGATGTCAATCGGTGCCGCGTGGGTGGCATTGCAGGTCAGGTTAACGCGCCTGGAGACTCAGGTGGCACACATCATCTCGACGCTCGATGGACAACAGCAGGAAGTGCGCCGCATCGAACAGCGACTCGGTAAACTCGAAAACAAGGTTTCCGCTTTGGAGGCGATCATACAAAGATGAACAGCATCAGTATCAAAAGACTCGTGGTCGTTGTGATCGTGGCTTTTACAGCTGCTTTCACCAGCGTTTTCGGCGATGGCATCAGAACATCTGAAGCAAAGGATGTCGCCGAGCTGGGCGCAGTGCTTGCACTCTACGGCTCGAAGGCTGTAGCGGCTGGTGTCTCCGCTGCGGTAAGTTCGGTGCTGGCGTTCCTCACGATGCCGTTCAAGGGTGTGCAAGCGAACAGTTTGAAGGTGGGCAAATGAACCTGCAAAATTACCGGCTTGAGCCTAACCCTAACGTCCCCGGTGACTGGATTGTTTTTGGTGACATCTACGATAATGAAGGCAACCTGATAGGGACATACGGTCCAGATGGAACATCTGTCTTTACGTGGTGGGTCACGCAGGATGCAAACTTTCAAAAGATATACAGCAATCAATTTGCTCTGGTAATGGCGCAGGAAATCGTCGCAGGAACCGCTGAATAATGGCAACTTACTATGTGAGACCGGATGGTAACAACGCCAACGCTGGGACAGGACAGGCTGCTGGACAGGCGTGGCAAACACTTACCAAGGCACTAGGCGCAACAGGCATCGCATCAGGTGACACTGTCTACATCGCTCCCGGTTCATACAATGACTCGGTGACTATCGGTATGACATCAGCCACTGCGACAACGTCTGTGATTGGTGACCCTACAGCGGCGCAGTTTACAGGCATAACAGCAGGACCTGTGCTTTGGACTATTTATACTGCACTCGGTGCATCACCGACACTGACATCCATTATTGCCACTAGCAAGAATTTCCTATCGTTTCAGAACATCATCTTTGATGGCGGTACTGTTGTTTTTACAACCAGCACAAATACCAGTTTTATAAACTGCCAGTTTACAAATACAAGTCTTGCTGTATCTAGTTTTATGTTGACTCTTTCGTCACCTACAAGCACTGCACTTTCAGCGACGATTTCAAAATGTAGTTTTGTTGGCGGTTACTATGGTCTAAAAATGACTGGTCAGAATGTTGCGGATACTACGTCAGTCACTGATTGTCTATTTTTAGGTGGAACTGGTGGTGGATTTCAAAACATTAATCTTCAATCAACATCGTTCAATAACACATTTTTCTGTTGTGAGAATGCCGGAATCGACGCTCAAGGCGGCAGCGCAAGTTTTAAATCCAATGCTTCAAACTGTCTTTTTTATAACTGTGCTAATGCTATTTACGCAGACACTTCTAACACATTTACACAAACATACAATCGAATCATTTCATGCACAGCGACTCTGAATAATGTCCCATCAAGCGGAACAACTACAACAACATTTAGCCACGGGTTGGTTCTTCCGTATTACTTGCAGAATGCACTCGGAACATTCCAGATGTTCTCAAGCATTTTGGGTGGTCCAAACACAGCGGCAGGTATCGCAAGCGGCGCACCAGCATCCGATATGTACGGCGTGACGTGGACAGGCGCAACGCCAGACACAGGCTCCGCAACATATCGCAGCCTGTCAAACGTGTCCCCGTACATCCCAACAGAGCGGAACGCATCCGCCATCACAATTGCTCCCGGCTCAACCTCACAAAGTATCGAACTCTACCTAGGTGTTACAGGTCTTACCTTTTCCACCTCCGGTCTAGCGGCCTACTACGTCAGGAATCAGGCTGCTCCGGTGGCTATCACGCTGGTCACGCAGACAGCAACAGGCGCGTGGACATCTGGTGGCTTTGCTGAGATAAGCTCAAGCCTCGTGCCGGGCGTGTATCGGCTTGATGTCCCTAACGCCGCATTTGCCGCAGGTGCTTCTGATGTGACTATCGTGGTCAGAGGTGCTTCTGGTACGAATGGAGCAGTCTTGACCGTTACACTTTCAAGTGGTGGATTGACGGCAGCGCAGACAGCCGCAGCGGTCTTTGATGCAGCTGCGTCATCGTACACAACTGCTGGATCAATGGGCGCACGACTTCTAAAAACTACGGTCGACAATCGTCCTGTAGATGTCGGATCAAGTCAACATATCCAGGCTAACATCCACGCGATTGTCGATTCGACAACAGCTGCTTCCGAACTCTCTGGCGCTCTCCTTCACAACGGAACAGACTACATTTCCGCAGACTTATTGACGCCTGTGTCAGCTGCGACCAGCGTACACATCGGACCGTATCAACTCCTGGCTGATGGCTTAGGCGCTGATCAGCCACTCGATGTCAATGTCGGCACAGCCACGAGCATCGATGTCCAGGTCACTGACGCGAATGGCACAGGCATCGACATCACTGGCGCGACGGTCACAGCGAAGGTTTACAGCTCAACGGGAACACTCGTGGCGTCGTATGCCGGCACTGCGACGTATGCGGACAATGGTCGCCTGACATTCGGTCTCACGACTACGGTGACGAACACATCTGGCACGTACACTGTGACTGTGACCAGGACAACAGGCGCGACCGACACGCAGATCTTTGGACCTTTGAGATTGTATGTGAGGCCAGTATGAGCGTAAACATTTTACAGATCACCGAGGATCCGGAACAGGTTGTGCAGCTCGCAGCCTGGACGGGTGACTGGCACACGTACGTGGTGCGATTGGTGGATTCAAACGGCTCACCGATTGACATCACAACAGGTACTCTTGCGGCGACATACACGAATGCGGCCACAGGCGTCGAATATAGCTTCGTGACAGGAACAGCCACGCTCACGAAGTCTCTGTCCTCACAGGGCATTGTGACGATCCTGAACCCCGCTGCCTATCCAACAGCAGCTGTGATTCGCTTGACTTTGTCCTTCACTGTCTCGACTACCGTGCGCCGCTTCGGACCATTACTTATCGAGGTCCTGGCGCCATGACCGTCAAGGTCGACCTGTCCGGCTTCGATGACGCGGAGCAACGTTTTCGCATGTTATCTGTATTTTTGCAGAATGCAGTGAGCGCTTCGTACACTGGCATGATCGCGCTGATGACTGGACCGAAGTCAGGACGACGCTACAAGCTGCCAGGAACACAAACGACGTATCAAGCATCCGCGCCAGGACAAGCACCAGCTGTGGCTACTGGTAATCTTCGGACATCGATCACGATCGGCAAGGTCAACGACTACGAGTACATCATCAGCATCTCAGCGCCTTATGGCAAGATACTCGAGTTCAAGAAGAACAGACCGTTCGCGATACCAGCATCGACGAAGGCATGGAATGTTTTCACAGGCGTGGTGAGGAAGTACTTCAATGGTTGAATCCTTAGTCGTGGATGAGTGGATCTATGACACACTCACAGCTGATGCAACGCTTCAGGGACTACTGGCGGTAGACAACCGATCGCCTTCGTACCAGCAAGGTATCTATTTGTACCTCGCTCCGGAAAAGGACCCGATCAGTCTGCGACAGCCACAGGTTCCATACATCGTGGTGCGTCACACTGACAATGGACAGGACGACACCACAGCCATGTGTGGCGGTCGAATCCTCACCAGTTCCGTGCACCAGGTGTGGTGCTGGGACACGCAGTCTGGTGCTGTCTCGATGGCACGTATCAAGGGCATTGTGGATCGAATCGATACACTACTAAACCGACAGACAGTAAACACGACGACTCCTGTCTTTTTCCTGAATCGCGCATCCGTCAGTTCATCGGTCGACGTGTCGCAGGATGGTCGCGTCGATAATGGCATCGCTCAGATTACGTTGCCACAATAACACCAGAGGTATAACTATGGCCCGTCCGCTTCTCGCTAAAGATGTAACACTTACAATCACTTTCACCGC